ACATTAATATGCGGTCCTTCTGACTCAACAAACTCTGGCTTAGCATCCTTGGAGCAGCTAGGGAGATACATGAGCCTGTGCAAGTCAAAGGTGGTTTTATCGAAGAACATCAAGCCAATTTTATCAGCAATCTTACGGCCTACTGCCGCATGTTCATCTGGAAGCATAGCCCTGTTAGCAGGAAACACAACACGATACTTTAACTTCCCTGGTCTGCTGCTGTGGGTTGAGTACACCACATAGGCGTTTCCACCTAGAACTAAGTCAACACAGAACAGGAAGTCATCGTTGGCGCTGTCAGCATCGAGAGTAATAAGCCAACGGTTTTCAATATTCTCTTTTTTCCTTCTGCCACCTTTGACAAAGCCACCAACAAAAGCTCTACCATTTTTTATAAGGTCCTTATTATCCTTGGACATGACATCGTATTCAGCCATGGATTCATTTGTCCTGCGTATCTTATGCAAGTAGTTCTCTACAAACTCATCCCACTCCATGTATTCTGGCTTCCAGTTAGTGTCTGATCTATTTTTTCCGAACGATATTTCAAGCATGTGTTCAACCCCTTAGCTTAAAAAATAATCTTCTAAATCTGATATCGCTGTTTCCTGTTCCGCCGCCTTGCAGTTCTCTACAGCTTGTTTATAATAGCTTTCTTTCAGTTCAATACCTATGCCCCGTCGGTTTAATCTGAGAGCGACATATATTTCTGAGCCGATACCCGCGAAAGGACTTAAAACAATATCTCCTGGCTTAGACCATAGTTCAATTCCCCGTTTAATTACTTCTAACTGTAAAGGGCAAATATGGCGTTCATCCTTTTCAGCTCTAGCAGATTTTCTTTGAAGTGTATCGCTCTCCCGGATATCCATCCATACAGGTGAAGCATATTCTTGCCAACAATCAACTGGAAAAGTCTCATGAGTGTGTTCAACTCTTTCTGGATTCTCTCCCGGTTTTCTCATTGTTACTAAGTAATCAGGAATACCCTGTCTTGACATAGTGGAGTCTTTTCTAATTGTTTTATGAAGTAGCCCTAGCGCTTTTGTTCTTTGCATTGCAACAACAGGATTTTTCCAGATACAAACCTCTGAGTGATATATCCAGCCTTCTTCTACAAACATCCTTATAAGTTCTCCCCTGAAGTCAATGATTCCAATATAGCCCTGACGTTCTTTTGATGTTGGTAAGTTCATGCAGTGGAAGCTCAATAATCTCCCAGGAATAGTAGTTCTATATAATTCTTTTATTAAAAATTTAAACTGTTCATAAAACTCAGCATTGTTCTTGCAGTTTCCCATATCTCGCTCGCTATTTGAGTAAGTGTAAAGACTTGCAAAGGGAGGGGAAAATATCGAATAGTGGATTGTATCACTCGGAATACCTTTTAAGGCTTCAACACTATCCCCGTGATACATTGCCCACCTTATTCCTAACTCTTGATTCAAAACATTAATCATGCGATTAGCTCCCTCCAATATGGTAACTTCATTATTGTATTGGCATCATAAACAGATACAACTCTTGAAGTATTGTGGATTTCTTCTGTGAGAATTTCTTTAGTGTACTTAACCATTTCAGCTGTCATCTTTTTAGCATCGTTCTCTTTTCTGAGAATGTTTTCCCTAACAGATCCTTCACGATCACTTACAACTACATACACATCAACATTATTCTTTTGTCCAAACCTCCAACATCTACGAATAGCTTGGTAATATGCTTCATAACTATCTGAAAGTCCAACAAATATCATCTTGCAACAGTTCTGCCAATTCATACCGAATCCTGCTATACTTGGCTTTGTTACTAAGGCTTTAACCTCACCTTTAGAGAATCCAATCATGGCATTTGATTTATGTTCTGGTTTATCTGAGCCTTTGACCTCAACAGAATCATATATCAGCTTATGTAGAAGTTCTGACTCAGCATTAAGATCACACCATATTAAAACTTGGTCATCAAACATATTTGCGATATCTGCGGCTCTTTGGCATCTTTCTTCTAATGTATCTTTTCTGGCATCCCGTCTTTCTGTGAGGGTATTGGCAAGAATAACTTCCTCACCTGTCCAAATAACCTCTTCATGCAAATTTAACTCTGGTAGGTCATACCCAACATCATCATATTCCAGGTCTTTTGGGTTTTGTATAACGATCGCCCAAGTAGTAAGCCATTTCCAGAACACATCTTCTGCGTGTCCTTTGAGTCTCCATTTAGCAGTTTCGCCGCCATCGTGTACAAAGTACATAGCCAGCATCTCTGTTCTTGTCATAACGCCTACAAACTCAGCATGGTTTCCAAGTTCCATGTAGTCATTAGGTGCAGGTGTCGCTGTACAAGCAAGCTTGTATTCAGTTTGAGCAAAGTTATCAATTATCTGTGTTCTAGTCTTTGATTCAAAGTGTTTTAATACTGAGGATTCATCCAGAACCACACCAATAAATTCGGAGGTTACAAAGTGAGGAAGCATTTCATAGTTTGTGATATTTATACCTGGCTTCACATCTGCCTGACTTCTACAGACATTAACCGGAATACCGAATTTGTCTCCTTCACGCTTTGTCTGCTCTGCCACTGCCAGAGGTGCTAGTATCAAAACATTTCCTCCGGTGTATTCATGTACACGGTTTGCCCATTCAAGCTGCATTGGTGTTTTACCTGAGCCACAGTCAGCAAAGATGCAAGCTTTTCCTTTTTTCAAAGCCCAACGTACTATATCTTTTTGAAAATCAAATAACATTTGGTTTAGATCTTCTGTTTCTATATCAAAGCCAGTAGATAGAATTTGTATCTTTTTCTTTTCTAAAAATGATTCATAGGTCAATTACCTCACCAACCTTATTATAAAAATCGTATATGCTTTTTAATTCCTTTGGCATAACCCATCTCAAGATGAGATCCTTTGCTATCAACCCAAGAAGGTAAAAAGCAGACTTCATGACAAACATCAATCATAGCCATGCACACATGATGGTATTCTTCCTGTTCAAAACCTTCCTGCATGAAAGATGGATTCATAATCACATAGCCTTCTTCTTTTAGCTTGTCCTCAGCCATTTGAAACTCTTGTTTGTAATTTTTGTTTCCGGTTATTTTCCCGGCTATATAAGCTTTTCTCATAATTAATCCCTTACATCATATCCGGCATCTTTATATGGTTTACTCCAAGATCCTGTACCCCCACATAAATCTAAAATTATCTTTTTGCTGTTATCCATAATATCCTAACCTCAATCCTTCTTATAAAAATCTGTCTCGAATCCATCAGCTCTGAGTGGTAATCCTGGTGCCCATTTAATTGGTTGTCCCATTATCTCGCAGGCTTCCTCTAATGATCCTTCACCCTTCGGCATATCCAATATGACTTCATCGTGTACATGCATCACAGTGTTATATCCTGCCTCATCTAGCCTCAGCATAGATACTGCTAAGCAATCTCTTGCTATAGCCTGGACAATGTTCTCAACAAGCTTTGGACCATATGTCTTAACCCTGCCCCACTTTTTAGTTACTTGGTCTGTACCCTCATATGTAATACCTTCTCTACCGAACTTATCATCAACTTCTATTCTTGGTCTTACATAAGCAAGTCTGTGTCCAGAAGGGAGTTTAATAAATAACATACTTGCTTCACAGCTAATAACTATTCCGAATTGAAGATGTACAGAGGTTTTTTCTTTTACAGCTTTCATTGCTGCATTTCCTACAGCCCACCAGAACTTTACTATGTTAGGATTAGCATCACGCCAGGCTGCAACTAAGTCTGGTAGTTCATTTTCTTCAAGCCCCATATCTAAAGCACCCATAACAGTTAAGGCTCCAACGCTTCCACCATAACCTAGTGCTAATTCCGCAATCTTTCCTTTTTGTCTTAGTGGGTTACCCTTTGTGATACTTTCTATTGGTACAGAAAACATGTGAGCAGCTGATGCCTCGTAAATCTTTCCATGAGTCCTGAATACGTCCATTCGCCAATCTTCACCCGCTATCCATGCGATTACTCTAGCCTCTATGGCTGAGAAATCTGCAACAATGAACCGATTACCTATACTTGGTATGAAAGCTGTCCTTATAAGCTGTGAGAGTGTACTTGATACACTTTCAAATAATAGTTCCAAGGTTTCATAATCCCCAGACTTCACAATATTTCTTGCAAGTTCTAAATCCTTCAGTTTATTTTGCGGAAGGTTCTGCACCTGGATTAATCTTCCCGCCCAACGCCATGTCC